AAAGTTGCCTGTATCTAAGGGCGCTGGGCTTACCGCCAAAGGTCGTGCTAAATATAATGCAGCTACTGGCTCGAATCTAAAAGCCCCACAACCACAAGGCGGCCCCCGTAAAAAGTCGTTTTGTGCAAGAATGTCTGGTATGCCCGGTCCTATGAAAGATGAAAACGGTAAACCAACTCGTAAGGCAGCTAGTTTAGCAAGGTGGAAATGCTGATGAAAGACCCATTTATAAACATGGACGAAGCAAACAAACATATTATTGATTTCGCTTCTGTTCTTACCGTACTAGGAACACTTGCAGATATGTTACCATCCATTGCCGCTATTTTTACTATAGTCTGGACGGCTATCCGCATTTATGAAACTAAGACGGTTCAACGTTGGTTAGGAAAAACAGATGCCATCAACAAGTAAAAAACAACACAATTTTATGGCAGCTGCAGCGCATAATCCTGCATTTGCTAAGAAGGCGGGTATTTCACAAAACGTAGCAAAAGAGTTTAACCAGGCCGATAAAGGTCGCAAATTTGGGAGCGGTGGCATGGCGAAAGAAAACGCAAAGATGGACAAAGCGCAAGACAAAGCTATGATTAAAAAAGCTTTTAAACAGCACGATGCCCAAGAACACAAAGGTGGTAAAGGCACTAAGCTTGCTTTGAAAAAAGGTGGTCTTGCAGCTGGTCACAAATCTGCTAATGGTATTGCCAAAAAAGGCTTAACCAAAGGCAAAGAAGTTAGAATGTGTGTTGGTGGTATGGGCAAAAAAGCGAAATAATTATGGGCAAGTCACCAGATAAAATTGTAGCTGATATTGATGCAGCACAAAACAAGGAAGATTTAGAGCTTCCAAAACGTATGGCCAAAGCAGCAATTAATTTGGTAAAGCCAAAATCTACTAAACCAGATACTGGTGAAACTACTAACCCTATGGGTGATAAATACAAAAAAGGTGGCAAAGTTATGAGTAAGAAAATGAAGCGTTACGAAGACGGCGGTGAAGTTGAGTTTGAGACTAAAACCGGCAAAAACAAAAACATTGATGACGACACTCGCATCAAAGCAGCGGACTATGCTAATAGCAAAATTGAAGATGAGCCAATGATTGATATGCGCCCAGCTCCAAAAGCTAAAACCTCTGCTCCAAAAGGCGCTAAAGCATTTACACGCGCAGAAACTGGTGGCGGCGCATCCCTAATGACTCGTAAAGATCGTAGCGGTATGCCAAAAGCTAAAGCTAAATCTTCTAGCTACACGCCTGACCACACTATGGGCATGGCTATGAAGGCAGGGGGCAAAGTTTCTTCCGCTTCTAAACGTGCTGATGGTTGTGCTATTCGTGGTAAAACTAAAGGGCGGATGGCTTAATATGGACTTCTTAAAGCAAGGTGCAGACAACCTAAAAAATATTGGTTTTGGTGCAGCTATGCCTACGGAGCGTGACCGTCTGTTAGGAATGATTAGCGGCGACACAGAAAAAGAAAACAAGAAAAAAATGGAAGAAATGCAAGCGCAGATTAATGCGGGCGGCGTAAAACCTACTACTATGAAAAAAGGTGGTAAAGTCAAATCAGCTTCAGCTCGTGCTGATGGTTGTGCTATTCGCGGAAAAACAAAGGCTTAATTATGTTTGATTATCTTGATCCGGTCGGCTCATTAGCGAGCAAAAATTTAGGTATCCCAAAAACTGGGGTTACTACGCAAGCAGACCCAAACAACATTGGCGAAATGATTGGTAGCCGTATTCCCGGTGCTACTGGTGGATCTACTTTGGGTGATATGCAAACAATGGCGCAAGGTAATGGCGAGACAAACGAAGAGCGTAAAAAGCGTCTAGCCAAACAATCCGGCCAACCCACTACCATGAAAAAAGGTGGTAAGGTCAAAGCTTCTTCCGCATCTAAACGTGCTGACGGTTGTGCTATTCGTGGTAAAACTAAAGGACGCATGGTATGAGAGGCTCCAGAGGTATGGGTGCTATATCCCCTTCTAAAATGCCTAGAGGCAAAAAGGTTGTTCGCAAAGACAACCCAAATGATGTTGAGATTTATAAAAAAGGCGGTAAAGTTGGGCTTTACGAAAATATTCATAAAAAGCAAGCACGTATTGCAGCTGGCTCTGGTGAAAAGATGCGTAAGCCTGGGTCTAAGGGTGCGCCTAGCAAAGCGGACTTCATTAAATCTGCTAAAACAGCGAGGAAAAAGTGAAAGACTTTATGCAAGTTCAGATTGATGCGTCTGAGCGGTTGTACAACATGATGCTGGAAGACCACAAAGAACGTGTTAGAGACATGGCAATGTGGGCAGATACAAGCGTTGGTTTAATGAAGAAGTTAGACGAACGAGATGCAGAAATAATTAAGTTACGTGAAGAAATACGAATACTGAAAATGGATAAATAATGGCAACTACGTCCGGACAAACCGCGTTTAACCTAGATCTCTCTGAGCTTATTGAAGAAGCTTTTGAGCGGTGTGGGCTAGAGCTGCGTACTGGATATAACTTACGTACTGCCCGTAGATCTATTAATTTGATGACAGTTGAATGGGCTAATCGTGGTATTAATTTATGGACGATTGAAGAGTGCGCCATTCCTCTTGTAGCCAACCAAGGCGTTTATCCCGTACCTGCGGATACTATTGATATTTTAGACCTCGTAACAAGGACCAGTAATGGCAGCACATCGAATCAAACAGATATTAATCTTAGCCGTATTTCTGAGTCCACTTATTCTACTATTCCCAATAAACTAACTACTGGTCGCCCTATTCAAGTATGGTTTAACCGTCAAACAGCCCTAACTAATGGCACAGCATCTACTACCGTTGCTACTGGCACGACAACTCCTTCAGTATCTGCAACAGATACAACGATTAATTTAGTGAGTACAGAAGGCTTGGGTTCTACAGGGTTTGTAAAAATTGATAATGAAACCATTGGATATACTAATATTAGTGGTAACCAGCTATTAAACTGCCATCGTGGGCAGAATGGTACAACTGCGGCAACCCATGCTGCTGGAGCTTCGGTATACATCCAGAACTTGCCTTGTGTTAACGTCTGGCCTACTCCAGATTCTGGTGGCGGACCATATACTTTGGTTTACTGGAGAATGCGTAGATTACAGGATGCTGGAGATGGCGTCACTATTCAAGACATCCCGTTCCGGTTTATTAACTGTTTTGTAGCAGGTCTAGCCTATATGTTGAGCGTTAAGCTTCAAGGGGTAGATGCGCAAAGAATTATGGGTTTGAAACAGGAGTATGAAGAACAATTTAACTTGGCAGCGCAAGAAGATAGAGAAACAGCCCCTATTAGATGGGTTCCTAGAAACTTGTTCTATTCGAGGTAATCTATGTATAAAGTTTGCCGTTCTTGTATGGCTAAAAAACCAATTACTGAATTTTATAAGCAAAGTAACCGTGGGGTTATGGGCGTAAGGGGTTCTTGCAAGCTATGTAATTTTGTGACAAAAAAAGAATACCGAAACACTAACCAAAACAAAATTAAAAATAGTAAAAAAGCGTCATATGATCAGAATAAAGAACATCATTTAGCGCAAAAACGGGAGTATCGCCAAGCCAATAAAGGGAAGATAAACGCCCTTGTTGCTGCTAGAAAAACAGTAATTAAGCAAAGAACCCCATGTTGGCTTACAAAAACGCATAAAGACCGGATTGAAAACGAGTACAAACTTGCTGCGCTGTTGACAAAAATTACTGGGGAAGCGTGGCATGTAGACCATATTATTCCACTACAAGGAAAATTAGTATCTGGCCTTCATGTACCAAGCAATTTAAAAGCGATTAGAGGCGTTGAAAATATTAGGAAGAAAAACCGCTTTGAGGTAAACTATGCCGAGTAAGTACTCGTCTGGTAAACACTCGATTGCCAATTGCGATCGTTGTGGTCAGCAATTTAAATTAGTACAGCTTAAAAAGCTTACGATTAAGACCAAACAGGTAAGTATTAAAGTTTGCCCAGAATGCTACGAGCCAGACCAACCACAGTTACAATTAGGTATGTACCCGGTCAATGACCCACAGGCAGTACGGGAACCAAGGCCAGATACGAGTTACTATGCTTCAGGACAAACTGGGTTACAAATTACTAATGGGAACAACAATTCCATAGATGAGAATGGGTATCCAGCAGAAGGTAGTAGGGTAATTCAATGGGGTTGGGCACCAGTAGGCGGAGCTAGTCAGTTTGATAGCCTTTTAACACCAAACTATTTAATTGCCCCAGGGCAAGTAGGTACAGTAACAATTACGACAACTTAAGGAGTTCGATATGGGATTTAGAAAAGCAGCCGATGGTATTACTAAACAAGGCAAAACAAAAGGTAAAAATTTGGGTGATTCAGGCCCAAACGTCAAAACTATGAACGGTCCAATTAAAAACACCGTTGGCAAAACAAACGCTAACATGAAATCTATGGGTCGTAATATGGCTAAAGTAGCCGCTCAAAGAGGTAGATAATCATGGCTAAGTTTTCTATGAAACAAGGCGGAAAAGAAGTAGGTTCTGCTGACGTGTATGCTGCACCCCACACTATGGACGGCAAAAGTATGACCACAGCTAAAGATAGCGTTACTAAATCTGGCAATAACGTAGAAGCAGTTAAGATGTCTGTTGGTAGCCAAATATTTAAAAGCCAAATGGATGAAGTAAAAACCTCTGGTGTTAAACAACGTGGATCAGGCGCAGCCACTAAAGGCTTTACATCTCGTGGACCAATGGCTTAAGGGTAAACCCTAATGAATTACTCGCAACTATACCAAGCGATTCAAGACTACTCGGAGAATACTGAGCAGCTATTCGTATATAACATCCCCCGCTTTGTTCAGGAGGCAGAAGAACGTGTATACAATTCTGTTCAGATTCCATCGCTTCGTAGAAACGTTACGGGTACTTTAACTGCAAGTAATCCCTATTTATCTGCACCAAACGACTACTTATCTGCTTTTTCCTTAGCGGTAATAAGAAACGATGGTAGCTATGAATACTTGTTAAACAAAGACGTTAACTTTATTCGTGCTGCGTACCCTACCCCAACCAGCGTAGGCGAACCTAAGTATTACGCCCTTTTTGGTAATCAATATTCTGTTCCTAATGAGCTGTCGTTTATTGTTGGACCTACCCCAGACGCTAGCTATAACGTAGAGCTACACTATTACTATTACCCAGTTTCTATTGTGCAGGGCATGATTACTTCGTTAAATGCATTAAGTTTAGCAGGTGGTACTAACTACACTAACGGGGTATATCAAAACGTTGCCTTAACGGGCGGTACGGGTAGTGACGCTACGGCGGATATTGTTGTTTCTGGCAATACAGTTACTTCTGTTAGCCTTAAAAATGGCGGTAGTTTTTATGTTGCTGGAGACGTTTTAAGTGCTTCTGCAGCTGATTTAGGCTCTTTAGGTGCTGGTTCTGGGTTCTCTATCCCTGTGTTTGCTATTAATAACGCTACCGGAACCTCATGGCTAGGTGATAACTACGACCCAGTATTGTTCTATGGAGCTATGCGAGAGGCTATGTTGTTTATGAAGGGCGAAGCGGATTTGGTGTCTTACTATGAAAATAAATACCAAGAAGCTATGCAACAGCTAAATCGCCTTGGCACTGGTCTTGAAAGAAACGATGCTTATAGGGCTGGACAAGCGTCCATCAAAGTAAACCCATGAGAACTTGTAGAACTTGCAAGGTTAACCCATAATGCCAATACAGCAAGGACAATGTACGGGGTTTCAAAAGAACTGCTTAAGCGGTTTGGAGAACTTTGCCTCTGGAACCCCCTATGTATATAAGATAGCGCTTTACACCGCTTTGGCTAACTTAAGTTATGAAACGCTTATTTATACAACAGATAACGAGATTACTGGTACAGGCTACACGGCTGGTGGGAAAATTTTAACCCCAATAGGCCCTACAACTAGCGGACAAACAGCCTTTATTTCGTTTGCAAACGTGACTTGGAACCCAGCAAGCTTTACTACTAGGGGCGCATTAATCTATAATAGCACTACTAATGCGGCGGTTGCGGTCTTGGATTTTGGGGCAGATAAAACGGCTACAAATAGTTTTACAATTACTTTCCCGGCGAACAATGCATCAGACGCCATTATTCGATTTACTTAAGGAGTTTTTATGAGCAATGAACAAGCAAAATTCGGAGACAGCGTAGAAGCTACTGTTACCCGTGGCGCTGGTCAAACTGATACTATTAGTTTAGAAGGCGTTTATACCGCTGAGTGCTTTGATGCACAAGGTAACTTAAAATGGTCTGAGACTTTCAAAAACCTGACAACTAACGTTGGTCGTGCAAATTTGATGAACTCGTACTTTGGCAACACTGGTGGTGGCGCTATTGTTATGGGTTTAAAAGGCACAGGCACAGCAGCTTACACAGACACACAATCAAGCCATGCTGGTTGGTTAGAAGTTGGTAATGCTAATGCTCCTACATATTCTGGTACACGTAAGACTCCAGCGTTCAGTGCGGCTACATCTGCAAACCCATCGGTCTTGGCAACAAGCGCTGCTGTTACGTTTAGCATGACTAGTTCTGGTACTGTTGCTGGCGCTTTCATCAACGTTGGTGGTACATCTGCAATTGATAACACTACAGGCGTTCTATTCAGTGCTGGTGACTTTACTGCTGGTTCAAAGACTGTTGCTTCTGGTGACACAATTAACGTTAGCTATACCTTATCAGCAGCTGGCTAATAGGAGCCTAATATGGCATTAATACTAGCGGATCGTGTCCAACAAACTGGAACGGCTAATACTACAGTTAGTTTTACTTTAACGGGTACGACAACTGGGTATCAGTCGTTTGCAGCTATTGGCAACGGCAACCAAACTTACTACAGTGCTTTTGATGCCACTGGTAATTGGGAAGTAGGTGTTGGCACATATGCTACGGGCGGAACACTTACTCGTACGACTATTTTATCTTCTAGTAACTCTGGAAGCGCGGTTACTTTTTCTGGTGATGTAACGGTATTTGTTACATACCCCGCTGGAAAGTCTATTAGCTTAAACCTTGGTGGTAATTCAACACCTCTTGGTGTTGTATCTTCTGCTACTTTAACTAATGCTACTGGGCTTCCACTTACTACTGGTGTTACAGGGACTTTACCAGTTGCTAACGGCGGCACAGGTCTAACAACGGTTACTACTGGGTATATTCCTTATGGTAATGATACATCAGCTCTTAGCACTTCTTCTACGCTAAACTATAACGGGTCTGCTTTATCGTCCACATCGTATGTAGCTACTAAGACCATTAGTACAAGTTCTGCTTCTGGTGCTTATGCAGTCGGTACTTTAGGTTATTCCGATACAGACATATTTGCTTCTTATTCAACTAGTACAAATAGCTACGGTCAATTAATCCTACAAAATACCAATAGTGGAACAGCAGCTTCAGCCGACTTTATTGTAAGTAACAACCTAGGTACTGCTACAACATACTATGGCGACTTTGGTATGAACAGTTCCAATTTTACTGGGACTAGCAACCTAAACGAAGCAAATACTGTTTATTTGTATGCAGTTAATACACACCTTGCTATTGGTACAGTAAATTCAGATCCAATCCATATCGTAACTAATAGCAACGCAAATGATGCTATGACGATTGACCCAACAAATGCTATTGCGTTTAACGGCTCTTACGGCACCTCTGGGCAAGTTTTAACTTCCGCTGGTTCTGGCGCACCCCCAACATGGTCTGCAATTTCTGTTACAGGCGCTTATACCCGTACAAGTTTTACAGCTACAGGTGGTCAGACAACGTTTACAGTAAGTTACACAGTAGGTTATGTACAGGTGTATTTAAATGGTGTATTGCTTAACTCTGCAGATTACACAGCTTCTAATGGTACAACTATTGTATTAGCTACTGCAGCTGGTGCAGGTGATATTGTTGAAGTTATAGCAATGTCAGTTAGTAGTGTAGGAACCGCTAGTAATATTTCTGGAGGCGCTGCAAGTCAACTTGTATATCAAACTGGTACTAATACAACTGGGTTTATTGCTAATGGAACTACAGGGCAAGCGCTAATAAGTAACGGATCATCAGCCCCTAGTTTTGGAACATTATCTGTTGATGGTGGCGGTACAGGACTAACTGCTCCAGGGGCTTCAGGTAATGTTTTAACTAGCAATGGTTCTGCGTGGGTATCCTCTGCCCCCGCTGGTGGTTCTTATGTTGTAAAGACAGCAAACTATACAGCTGTTGTTGGGGATAATATTTTAGCTGATACAAGTAGTGGTTCTTTTACAATTACTTTACCAGCATCGCCATCAACTGGCGGCGTAATATCTATTGTTGATTCAAAAGGCACATTTACAAGAAACGCTTTAGCAGTAAACCCAAATGGAAATACCATTAATCAAGACTCGACTACATTATATGTAAGTAATACTGGGTTTGGATTCAATTTAATTTATAACGGCTCTGACTGGAGAATCGCATAATGAGTAATTTAGTTAATTCATCAAGTTTAAACCCCACTCCATATTCAGGTGTGTTTGGTAGTGGAAGATTTCAATTTTTTAATGCTAATGGGACTTTTACTATTCCCGCTGGTATTACATCAGTAAGAGCTAGACTTTGGGGTGCCGGTGGAAATGGAAATTACGGTTATGGTGGCGCTGCTTGTGGTGGAGGCGGAGGGGGTTTTGCTATAAAAACTATTACCGGTTTAACTCCAGGAAATACTGTTGCAGTAACTGTTGGTACAACTGGCGGCGCGTCTTCTAGTTTCGGTGCTTATGTAAGTGCAACTGGTGGCGGCAACGCCGTTTACAGTAGTTCTGGTGGTTCTGGGGGAACTGGCAGTGGCGGGGATATAAATACTACTGGTGGGACTGGTGCAAGTGTTAGCTCTGGGTCATACTATGGCGGTGGTGGGGGATCTGCTTCCTACTTTGGAAATGGTGGTTCTGGTGGAGGCACGGGCCAACCCGGTGGAAATGGGTTAGGCGGTGCTGGCGGTGGCGGTTGCTCGTACGCAGGTTCTCAGTATTGGAGTGGGGGGCATGGATTAACCTCCACATCTCCGGGGTATGCCAATAGATCTTCTAACGGTATTATGATTCCGGCACCATTTATTTCTCAAGGCTTTTCGATAGATTTTATTGGAACTGGCTGTGGTGGTGTTGGAGAGCAACCCGGGTTTAATGGTGGCGGTGCTGGTGGAAATTCTTCTAGCGGCTTTATTAACGGAGGATATCCGGGAGGTGGCGGTTCTAGTACAAGTGCTTCTGGCGCCGCTCGCGGTTTAGTTATTGTGGAGTATTAATATGAAATATGGAAAATTAGAAAATAACTGGGTTCAAGAAACATTTATTTGCGAAAACGGAAAAACAATTTATGATTATTTCCATGAAGAACTTGCGGGTTTATTTAAAGAAGTCCCCGATAATGTTGAGGCTGGATGGTATAAAAATCAAGACGGTAGTTTTTCTGCACCACCAGAGTCACCTAAAGAAATTCCTGTAACTACAACTTAATATGGTTCCTAATATTTCTATTGGTTGCGTTGCCAATCTATTTTCTAAACAACTTCATTTTGTTAATAAAAATGATTTAGAGGTAGGGCATACACACCCATTCGATCATTTAACTTTATTGGCGCACGGGTCTTTAGAAGTAACTGTAAACGGCAAAACTAATATTTATAAAGCCCCTCACATGATTTATATTAGTAAAGATCATAAACACGAATTAAAAGCTTTGGAAGATAATACTGTTGCTTATTGTATTCATGCGTTAAGAAACGGCAACGGAGTAGATGATATTCTAGACCCAAACATGGTTCCAGATGGAATAAAACCAATAGTTAATATAGGATAATTATGACTATTTCACGTAACCTAAGTGTACTAGCGGAGTTTGCCACATCAACAGGCGGTTTAACTAGCGCCACATTAACTACACCAGCTATTACAAACCCTACTGTAACTAACTATACAGAGACTCTTTATGCTCCTGCGGCTAGTACTAGCTTTACAGTTAGTTTAGCTAACGGCACAGTACAAGAACTTACGTTAAGTGGTAACGGCACTATTACATTACCTAGCTCAGTAGCTGGTAAATCGTTTATCCTTATCGTAACTTATTCAGGCGCTTATTCAATTACTTGGGCTGGTGGCTCTACACTTAAATGGCCTGGTGGCACAGCACCAACACCTACAAGCACGTCTGGCAAGTTTGATATATTTAGCTTTTTCCAAGACGGCACTAATACCTACGGGCAGACTTACGGGCTGAACTACTAATGTTTAGCGCTGCCACAAAATCCGCCCACCCTGCTGGGGGTGTTACATATATTGAAGATGTATTTAGTACCTATTTATATACGGGTACAGGAGCATCACAAACTATTAACAATGGAATAGACCTTGCTGGTAAAGGCGGTTTAGTTTTTCAAAAAGAAAGAACAGGAAATTACGCAGATGGCTGGTTTTGGTTTGATACAGTAAGAGGCATTAATAAAAATATTAGGTCAAATAATGCAAATCCTGAAGTTACAACATCAAATTCTTTAACAGCATTTAATTCTAATGGGTTTAACATTGGCGCAAACCTAAACTTTACAGGTTCTGATTATTGCACTTGGACATTCCGTGAACAACCTAAGTTCTTTGATGTAGTTACTTATACTGGTAATGGAACTGCTGGAAGAACTGTATCTCATAGCCTCGGCTCTGTTCCAGGAATGATTATTATTAAAGATTTAGATATTGGTTTAAATTGGGCTGTTTACCATAGAAGTATTCCAAATACTGATTATTTGCGTTTAAACCTTACAGATGCAAAAGTAACAAACACAGCAATTTGGAATAGCACAACTCCAAGTAGCACAACATTTACACTTGGCTCATCAGGAAATGTTAATAGTTCTGGCACTAATTATGTAGCTTATGTATTCGCCCATGACGCTGGTGGATTTGGCACAACAGGAACAGATAATGTAATTAGTTGTGGTAGTTTTACTACTGATGGAAGCGGCAATGCAACTGTTAATCTTGGGTATGAGCCTCAATATGTTTTGGTAAAAGGTTCTAGTGCTGCAAACGATTGGATAATTCAAGATGTAATGCGAGGAATGTCTTACACTAACAGTAGATGGCTATACGCAAATACAACTGATGCAGAAATAAGTAGTTCTCCAATTTTAAAACCAACAGCAACTGGTTTTATATCTGAAAATGGAAATTTAAACACTAGCACAACCTACATCTACATGGCAATCCGTAGACCAATGGCAGTGCCTACAGATGCTACTACTGTATATAAACCAATATATGTATCGTCATCACCTTCTGATTATGATGTCACATTTACAGGACTTAGCTATGTAGACCACATTATTAGTTTTAAAGATGCGGTTGTTGGAGGCACTTATAATGCTCCTATATGGAATGATAGACTTCGTGGTTTTCCAATTAATATGGCGGCAACTACATGGGTAAATAATCCCGGATTAGACTCATCATCAACAGTAGCAGAGGCAAATGGAACAAACCCATCTTCTACAAATTATTTGTCAGGCGTAACCATGAATCGTGCTGTATGGGGCGGTGGATGGACAGGATATACTGGTGTTTTTCATGGTTTTAAACGAGCCGCAGGATTCTTTGATGAGGTTTGTTATACAGGAACAGGAAGCGGAACAAACCAAACACATAATCTTGGTGTTATACCAGAATTAAAAATTATTAAAAGAAGAAGCGCATCAGCAGATTGGATTGTTGGTGGCTCTATTATTTCAGGTGTTGGTGGTAGGGCAAATAATATTATTCTCAATAGTACCGCAGCATTATCCGTTAATTCAACTTATTGGGATGCCGCTGATACAAGCACAACATTTTCTGTTAGGGCTGGCAACGGAATGTCTGATGCTTCAGGAAGCACTTATGTAGCTTACTTATTTGCTACTTGTGCTGGAGTATCTAAAGTTGGTTCTTATACAGGTAATGGCACTACACAAGCTATTTCATGTGGATTTACTGGTGGAGCTAGGTTTGTTTTGATTAAGCGTACAGATTCTACTGGTGGTTGGTATGTTTACGATACTGCTAGAGGAATGACCCTTCTTACAGACCCTTATTTACAATTAAACTCTACAGCAGCAGAATCAGCTACTTTAGGCTCTGTAATAACAACTGCTGGTGGTTTTACTGTAGATGCCACAATTCTTGCTGCCATTAATACAAACGCTGCATCTTACATTTTCTTGGCGATTGCATAATATGTTAATAAGAATAAGAGAAACTGGACAGCTAATTGGCTTAGATGTTTTTAAGTCTATGCACCCTAACACTTCTTTTCCACATCCAATTTCGGTAGAATGTCTAGATGGGTTTGGCGCAGATGTAGTACTAGAAAGCCCAACACCAGAAAACCCAAAAGCCGTATTAGATGGTGCTGTTTTTAAAGATGGCGCATGGTACACAAACTATAAAGTTCAAGGCTAAATATGTTTGGAATAACCGCATTTGCTCAAAGTCCATTTGCCGCATTAGGTGGGACTAGCTACGCGGTTGATTTATCCGATTCGTTTACTTCTACAGATGTATATGCTGGCTCCGCTGCGTTTCAAGGACTTAACTTTGAATCTCTTTCCTTGTCTGATGCCGATTCTGGGGCTACTTTTAATTTCCGTCCAACAGTAGCTGAAAACTTTAGTCTTGATACCGTTGAAGGCAATATCAGTGTGTACTCAGTAGATTTGGCAGAATCGCTAAGTCTTGTTGACACCCCTAATATTTCGTATTTATATTCTGTAAGCCTAGCCGAGGCTTTAACTGCGACTGATAGCGCAACTGGCGGAATAGTATTTGTTGGTTCGTTAACAGAAACAATGACAGTATCTGAAGCTTTAACAGGCGGATTCTTCTACGGCGTGAATACCACAGACACTGCTACAATAACAGATGCCACTACAGCGCAATTATCATATAGCCCAATTGTTGCAGAAACGCTAACTGCCGTAGATACAGTACCAGCAA